TCATGGCTCAACCTCTCAGGCTGGAAACGGACGTGGTTCGCTTGCGTGCGAGCACGCGGTAGCGCGTGTCGTCGTAGACGTGGTCCTCGGAATCGCTGTCGATGTCGTCGGGGTCGTCTTCGTCGCGTGGCAACGTGGGAAGGAGCGAAGTAGCGGCGCGACAATGGTCCATGAAGTAGAGACCAGGTCCTTCGCCGTCCTTCGCTGCTTCGAGCATGTCGCGCATCAACTGGAACCCTTGTTTCCGCGAACCGGGTCGCTTGTCACTGTCGTTCCACTTGACTCCCTCGCGCTCCATCTTCGTCTTGATGCTCGGGACGCTCGACTCCCTACGCTCGCCGATCTGGTTGTCGGCGGGGCCGGGATGCACGGTGCCGGTGATCCACTGGCCGGCGCGTAGTTCGGCCTCGCGCTTCTTGATGCCTCGCGCGATGCTCTTCGCGCTGAGCTTGAGGCCCGTGTTCGTGCCGATGTCGGCGCTGCCGTACCATTCATGGATGCGAATGAGCGTGCCGCGCGGTGGCGCGAACTTCTTACCGTTCGGCAGGATCGCTTCGGTGCCGTCGGCCTCCGCCCACCATCCCACGCTGAACGGGTGTGTGGATCCCCAGTCAAACGAGCGATCCACGCGCCACGACGACGGGACCTTGAAGCGAGGCACGATGTGGACGGTATCGTCCCAGACGTCGTCGAACGCGCCACCGGCCACGATGTTCCAATCGCCCCAGAGCCACGCGCGACGCTTGTTGTTCTCGGTGATGTTCTCGAGCTCGGCGATGTACTCGGGCGCGAGGTACCTGTTCTCCTTGTACGAGCCGAAGAGTCGAACCTGTGTCTTGGTCACCGACTCCCTGCGTTGCGTTCGCGGGTTGAATACGTTCGTGGTCTTGCGCACGACGCGGCCCGGCGGAGCAACGTCGATGAACCTACGCTTGATCCAATTGTGGCCGGGACCGTAAGGGTTAGTCGTCGCGAACACTTCGAGCGGAATATCCGGCAGCAGTGAGCCGTCTTCGCGCGGGTGGTCGCGCGGTATGAACGACGTACGATTGCACGACATCATCAGGTCGAACAGTTCGCTCGTCGGGTACTTCGACAGTTCGTTCCAGCCGATGAACGGAAACTCGTGGCCGTGATAGATCCAGTAATCCTGCTGTCGCTTGATGTGTCGGAAGACCAGCGTCTCACCTCCCGGCCATCGCCATTGGAACGAACCACTGCCACCGGTGAACCGAGCTCCGTCGCCCAGACCGCTGAACCAGCGAATCGACTTCGCGACGATGTCAGCGAGGTTCTTGTACTCGCGGTCGAAGATGACACCATTCCAGAACGCGCCGTATCCCATGCCGACACGCGTGCGAAACCGCATGAGCTGAGCATCTGTCTTACCCGGTCCACGTGTACCTTCGTAGAGCACGACGTTCGCAGGACACGACAACGCAAGCGTCTGTGAGCCGGGCAGCGGCTTCCAAACGGTGTGTTCCTCGGCGACGACGGTGTTCATTCGCGCACTAGAGCCTTGAGTCGCGTCTGCTGGTCGCTCGCGAGTCGCTCCCATTCGTCGACGTCGAGCATGGCGGGGACGCGAATGACACCACCGACACCGTTCTTCCCGTTCGGGTTCTTGACTTTACCGTTCTCCGGCTTGAGCTTGAAGATGGCGGCGAGCTCGCGCAGCGCGGCGACGCGCCCGCTGTCGTACGCACTGTTCGCAACGGCAGCGAGATTCGCGACGATGCGGTTCGGTGTGATCAGGTCCTCGAGCTTCGCTTCGTCGATGCGACGGTTGATCTCGAGGTTGACGCGTTGCTCGCCGAGCGCTCGCTTCGCCCATGCGCGGGAGTTCAACCGCGCGACGCCGGCGCGAATGGCCGCTGCGCGTGCGTTGAAGTCGCGCAGGTACTCGTTGACGAAGCGCTCCTCCTGCGCGGTCAACGCAGGCTCAGGCGCAGCGACGTCTATTGAGCGCGAAGGCTTCTTCGCACTCGCGGGCGATTGCTTGGCAGTGCGTCGGGACACGGGTTGGCTCCTGGATGCAGCGCGGCGCGCGACGCAGGTCGCCAGCCAGGAACTGACGCGGAGGGAGGTCGCGCGCCGCGCTGCGGTCCGCACTGTAAGTCGCGTCACCGAGCACCGCAAGTCGCGCACGTCGCGCGGCGACTGTTACATCACCGATCGCAGCGCGGGGAGCGTGATCGCTTCGCCGACGTTGTCCCTTTGTGGAGGGATCTGCACGATTGCGCGTGCAGCGGAGCGCGACTCGGCGCGACACGTTTTGAGCCTCGGCGGGCGCAGATGTAACAGCAGATGTAACAGTCTCAAACCGCACAACGGCGGGAGCTAGAGGGTCGTCTGTTACATCTGTTACACCTGTTACACCTATTTAGATTAAGTAGAGGGAACAGTAAATGCACTCCTTAACTAATAGATTTGTCAAAGGTGTAACGTGTAACAGGTGTAACATCACTTTCCAAATTTCCCTTGTTTTAGGGATCAACGAGCGACTTTGCGACGGTTACACCTGTTACATCACATCGCTCGTTTTCAGCGCTCAGAGCCCGCGCACCGAGACCCGAGCTTCTCCGCAGTGAACGCCAAGTGCCTGTTCCAGCGGCAAAAACTTGCATTGGTCTGTGCGCGGCCTCCACTGCTAGGCTAGGCGGCCCCGAGTGTAACAACTGCCGACGCGACCGAGTCGGTCAGGAGCGAGCGCGTGCCAACGAAGAAGCCTGTCGCACTGAACCTGCGACGTATGCTGGAAGAGAAACTGCTGAGCAGCGGCATCAGCGCGAAGGACGGAGCCGCAATGAAGTGCGACGTTCGCAGCGCGGACAACGCACCGAGCGACATTCCCATCAAGGAGGCCGGGTTCATAATCCCGTACTTCGACATCCACGGGAAGCCGCTCAAGTTCTGGCGCTACCGCTACCTCATCGAGCCGAAGCCGAAAGGGTTCGCGGCGCTCACGAAGCGAAAGCCGCTGAAGTACGTGCAACCTCCGAAGAGCGAGGTTCGCATGTACCTGCCTCCGATCTTGGACTGGGCTGCTCTCGCGAAGGACTCGTCGGAGACCATCATCATCACCGAGGGCGAACTGAAAGCGTTCAGCGCCTGCGCGAACACGCCATACGCGTGCATCGGGCTCGGTGGCGTATGGAGCTTCAAGTCGAACTCGCGACACGAGCCAGTCATCCCCGACTTCGACGCGTTCAAGTGGGAGGGTCGCCCGGTCTACATCGTGTACGACAGCGACGCGGTCACGAACCCGAACGTCATGATGGCGGAGAACGCGCTCGCGCGCGTGCTGCTGTCACGTGGCGCAGAGCCGCACATCGTGCGACTGCCGGCACTGGCCGACGGTGCGAAGTGCGGCCTCGACGACTACCTCGTGGCGCACGGTGCCGAGCGACTGGAGGACCTGCTCGAGAAGTGCGAGACGTGGCGCAGTGCGAAGGAACTGCACAAGCTCAACGAGGAGGTCGTGTACGTGCGCGATCCCGGCCTCATCCTGCGCCTCGACAACCTGCAGAAGCTCAGCCCGCGCGCGTTCGTTGACCACGCGTTCGCGACCCGCATCTACTACGAAGAGGTCGTGGTCAAGAAGGACGTCAAGCTCATTCCCAAGAGCGCGCCCAAGGAGTGGATCACGTGGCCATCGCGCGCCGAAGTGCCGAAGATGTCCTACGAACCAGGACAGGAGCGAATCGACACCGAAGGCAACCTCAACCTCTGGCCGGGATGGGGATGCGAGCCCGTTCCCGGCGACGTGAGTCTGTGGACCGAGCTGCTGGACCACCTGTTCTCCGACAGTGGCGACGCGGGCGCGCGCGAATGGTTCGAACGATGGTGCGCGTACCCGATCCAGCATCCCGGCACGAAGATGTTCTCGTCGGCGGTTCTGTGGGGTCTCGCGCACGGTACAGGTAAGTCGTTCGTCGGCTACTCGCTGTTCAAGATCTACGGCGACAACGCAGTCGAGATCGCCGACGAAGACCTGCGAGGCTCGTTCAACGACTGGGCTGAGAACAGACAGTTCGTCATGGGAGAGGAGATCACCGGCGGCGACAAGCGCGGACAAGGCGACCGCATGAAAGGCATGATCACGCGGCAGAAGGTTCGCATCAACGCGAAGTTCGTGCCGGCGTACTCAGTGCGTGACTGCCTCAACTACCTGTTCACTTCGAACCATCCGGACAGTTTCTTCCTTGAGGACGAGGACCGCCGCTACTTCATCCACGAGGTGCGTGCGAAGCCGAAGCCGGCAGCGTTCTACAAGAGGTACGAGGACTGGATCGGGCGTGCTGGCACCGTGGGGCCGGGCGCGTCTGCGTTGTTTCACCACCTGTTGACGCTGCCGCTCGGCGACTTCAACCCGAGCGGCCCCGCGTTCCTGACTGCTGCGAAGGAGAACATGCTGAGCCTCGGACGCAGCGACCTCGCGACGTGGGTCTACACGCTCAAGCACGATCCCGACAGCGTGCTGAAGCTCGACAAGATGCCGCTGAAATGGTCGCTGCTGCGCGTGGAGGAGCTGCTGTCGCTGTACGATCCAGAGAACAAGGGTCGCGTGACCGGGAACGGTATGGCGCGCGAGCTGTCGCGACAAGGGTTCCGCAAGGTGGCCGGCGGCATCGGCGTGCGTACGCTCGCGGGACTGGTGAGGCTATGGGCTGTCCGTGACGTGGACGCGTTGACACGTGCCACGCCGGGCGAAATCGCAGACACGTACAACCGCGAACGCGGGTTGGTCAAGAAGAGGAGTAGTAGCAGTGAGCAAGAAAAAGCCAAGCAAGGAACAAAGCCCGTACGTGATCCTGGACGTGCATCGCAAAAGCACCGAGGTTGAGATTCGCGACGCGTACTACCGACTCGCGCGACGCTGGCATCCAGATCGCAAGCGCGGCGACACGGACATGTTCGTCATTATTTCGCAAGCCGACGACGCGATCAGGGCCGAGATGGACCGCTACAAACGCGCCGAGCGTATGAAGCTCAAGTGCGACCCGTGCTCGTGGTGCAGCGGGTCTGGAGTCGTGTGGGTCGGTAAGGGGTTCACGAACAAGAAGCCTTCTCGCTGCGAGCCGTGCGGCGGCGAAGGATACGTACCGAGGGCAGCACGATGAACACGATGCACTTGATCGGCGCGGACAGCGTGCAGCGAGCAGGACACGAAATAGCCTCAGGAGCGCAGAAGATGCGCGACGCTGCTCACCTCATCGACAGCTCGCTAGCCGCGCAGCGCCAATGGATGGAGGGCTGGTTGGAGCGGTACAGACAGATCACTGAAACAGGAGCAACGCAGAAATGAGCATTCGCAAGCAACACATCGGCACGAGGCGCGTCTACACCGCGTACCCGGACAGCGGCACGTACGCACCGCGTGAGTTCAGCACGCGCGCCGAAGCCGACGACTACCTGACGGTCGTGAGTGTGGCGGAGCGCATCCTGCTGTCGCCGAGCAACCTGTTGTCGCCGGACGCTGCGCTGAGCGTCGCGTACTCACTCATCGAGTGCTTCGTAATCTACGCCAAGAAGGAGCGGTCATGAGCGGCCACGTTCACATCACGTCGCAAGACGTTCGCGCGACATGGCGCTTACTCACGGTCAAGGTCGTCGTGCCGTGGGGCGCGAACCTGCGCGAGCAGTTGATAGTCGCCGCGCACATGTCCTCTAAGGTGTCCGTGGACGCGAGCGTGGCCGGTGTCGCCATGTCGGCGTTCGTTCACCACGAACGCACCGTGGAGACTCCAGAAGGAGTCTTCGCCGAATTCCTACTTACGGAGGCTCAGTCGTGAAGACCGTCGCAGTGTTGCCGTGTCCGTTCTGCTGCACGTCGCCCGTCGCCGAGCGCTACGACGGAGGCCTGTTCATCGGCTGCGAGACCGAGTCGTGCCCGGTGCAGCCGAGCGTCTGGGACTTCAAGGAAGACCAGGTCGTCGTTGACTGGAACACGAGAGCGGCGTACCGCGAGACGCTGACCACGCGCCGCGTCACCATCAAGGAGAAGACCAATGGCTGAGCGCTTCGTTCCCTATCAGCAGTGTGGCAACCCGGCGTGCTCCGAGTGCTGGTCAGTGCGCGACAACGTGCTCGACGGCATCGTGTGTGCGTGCGAGCTGCCGGTGGCGCGCACCATCTGTCGTCTGCTGAACCGCGAGTACGGTGCCCGCATCACGGACATCGGCGACAACGGTCGCCCCATCAACGGGAGTCACTGACGTGGACAAGTTCGAGACGAGGCACGTCATCGGCAAGAAAGTGCTGCTCCAGTGCGATGGCCACGGCAACGTCCGCATTTCGCGCTTGGACGGCGCGACGTTGTGGAACGTACAGGTGTTCGCCGACGGTGCCGAGATCAAGCTCACTTCGGCCAACGGACCCGACGATAGAGACTGGGTCGCTGCGCTGAGTGTCGAGCCTCACGTGTCGAACAGCGTCACGGTTCGCATGCTCACAAGCGCCGAGCACCTGCGCAAGAGCAAGGTGCGAACCACGAAGCTCGCAGTGAGCCCGAAGCCGAAGAGCAAGGAGGCGCGCCGTGTACTTCGATGACTCCGGCCTCAAAGGTTGCTTCACCGTACTGCTCGTGACCGCAATCGTGGGTCTGGTGGCCACCATGTTCGTGCTCGTGAAGCACGTATGGCCATGGCTCAAGACCATCATCCACGCGGCTACTGCGTAGCGATTGCACCGCTGCACGTACTCACGGGCGCGCATGGTAAAATTGGATGCGGTCGCCTTGACCGCACTAGGAGAACACGTCATGTCGCACAAAGAAACTTTCGGTGAGCTGTTCATGGAGTCGACGAGCGACATCAGCGGGCGCACGAAGAAGCCGAAGCAGTCGTGGCGGTGGCGCATCCGTGCGGCGAACAACCGCGTCATCGCGACCAGCGGTGAGTCGTTCGCGAGCAAGTCCAACGCGATGCGCGCGCTGACGAACGTGGTGCAGACCATCGGCGCGGTCGCGCGGCAGCCGACCACGGTCCCGAACGCGGTGCCGTTGTTCACGGTCGTCACGTTGTCCGAAGTCGGCGACGGCGCGACGGACGTGAGGTACGTCCCGTGTACCGCGTGACGATTCAGCGGCGGAAGGACCGCTGGTGCGTGGCGCTCTACCACGAAGGACACAAGATCTGGTCCGCCGTGAACGAGAACCTCGGCACCATCCTCGACGAGCTGAAGCACACGATCAAGGAGTTCGGGAGACTGACGTCATGACCGAAGTACAGACCGAGGCACTGCGCGACGACGAGCGGTTCCACCTCGCGAAGCAGCGCCTCGATGGAAGCATCGAGTACGTGAAGACCGCGATTCCGCTGAAGAACGCGATGTTCATGTTCAAGCAGTACGCCGGCGGCACGCTGACGCTCAGCGAGAAGTTCAACGCAGTCGCGATCTTCGACGAGGAGTACCGCATCGTCGCGGAGTACAGGCGCGGCGTCGGCATCACGTACCCGCCACAACCCAAGGAGAAGGCGTCATGAGTAGCGCGTGGATTGCGATGATCTGCTTCTTCGGCGACGGCTCGCCGCTCAACGACCGCTGCTTCGATGCGCAGTTCGTGGTGGACACGATCGTCGAGTGCCGCACGCTCGGCGAGGAAGTGCCGCTGAACATCAACACCGGCGTCGCCAATCCGGGCAACGGTGTCACGATCCTGTACGAAACCGCGTTCGACGGTAAGAGAACGGTCGTGGCGCATACGTCGTTCGAGTCGCGCGGCTACTCGTCGTTTCGCCCGAACGACGCGACCGTGTACACCATCGGCTCGGGCTCGTTCTACGACGGGTTCGAGGACTGCTCGTGCTTCACCAGACTGATCGGAGGCTGCCAGTGAGCCAGACCAAGCGACTGTCGTGCGCGCAACGCAACCTCGTCGTGGAGCTCGGCGCGCGCCGGGCGACGCGTACCGGGTTGAAGTTCTACAACCGAGCCGTTCTGGAATCGCTCGACCAGCGCGGTCTCGTCAAGACCGAGTTCAACGCGGCTGGTGTGCGCGAGTACTCGCTCACCGACGAAGGTCTCGCGGTCCATCGCGAGCTGACGACGATCAAGCCGGTGGTCTCCATCGGGGAGTACGTGGATGGCCAGATGGCCGCGCTCGCCGAGGAAGAGCGTGAGCGCGAGGAAGAGCAGGCTCAGCGCGCGGCGAGGCGGCAGCGATGAACATCTTCATGCTCGCCCGAGGACCCATCGCGTGCGCCCGCGCGCACTGCGACAAGCATGTCGTGAAGATGCCGCTGGAGTACGCGGAGATGCTCGCACTGGCGCACTGGCACCGCGAGATCGCCAGTGGCAAGGTCCAGCGCGTCGGCTACACCACCGACAGCGCGTGGCCGAAGATCGGCAAGCGACACCTCAACCATCCGTGCTCGTTGTGGGCGCGTGCGTCGCGGCAGAACTACCTCGCGCTCTTCAACCTGTTCGTGGCCACGCTCGACGAGTACGAATTCCGCTACGGGCGCGAGCACTCGTATCGGCGCTTCGTCGACACGTTCTACGACGTACCGACCGATCTCGAAGCATCCGGACTGACGCGCCCGTATCAGGCGATGCCGGAACAATACCGTCGCAGAAGTGCAGTGGAGGCGTATCGTCTGTACTACCTCGCCGAGAAGGCTCGCTTCGCGAAGTGGACGCGCCGCGCGCCGCCCGACTGGTGGATCGCAGACCCCACCGAGCGTTCCGCCTTCGTTTCCAGAGCCACGATAGGAGTATGATCATGAGTAGACCCAAGATGTCACGTGAAGAGTACCTCGCGCGGCTGGCGATCCACCAGAAGTACCGGAGCGCGGCGTACCTGCAATTCGCTGGACGTAACGCGGCCACCATCACCGACGTTATCATGAAGGCTACCGAGCGACTCGACCAGAAGCTCGTCGCGCCGTTCGTCGGCGAGATGCTGGTGTCGATCGCCGGCCTGCTGACGAAGACCAACGACAACGACGCGCGTGTCGTGTGCGAAGCGATCAACGAGCTGATCACTCGCATGGAGAGGAACTACGAGCTCGAGATCACCGACGGTTGGCTGGAGAGGGACCCGCGCTCATGAGCCAGGAACTCGACGCGATTCTGGGAGCGATCATCGGCCTCGTGGCCATCGTGTTCGCTTACCGCGTGCTGTCTCGCGCGAAGGTTGGCAAGCCTCCGTTCGAGTTCAAGCGACGCTCCGACCGCACGATCGTTCGCATCTACGAGATCGGCGACTCGCGCGGGTACTTCCTGCATCACCCCACCACCGGCAAGACGCACGTCTTCAAGTTTCACAGTGCGGCGGTCGAATGGTGTCACGACAACGATTACGAACCTCAGGACGATTGACATGAACGACTTCCAGACTTTCCACGTTCCGATGCAGTACATCACCGCGATGAACGCCGCGATGGCCGGCGGTGCAACGAGGCAGCGCGCGCTGGAGCTCGTCGGCCAGGAACTCGGCTTCGACGCCACGGTCTGCGAAGTGACCGAGAACCTGCCGGCCACCATCAATGACGAGTACTCGCTGACGGTGCGAGCGCGTCCGCTGCCGCGCGCTGGCGAACGCACGCCGAAGAGCGATGAGCTGGAGTCCGCGATTGAGTTCCAGTCGCTGGTCTCCGAAGTCACGTCGACGGTGTCCGAGATCACCGACGAGTTCAACGAGACGCAGGCGAGCATCGCCGAATGGGCGGACGCTACGTTCGGTCCCCAAGACTCGCGCCGCGTGGCACTGCGCGCGTCGAGCGAGATGCACGAGCTCGTGGAGGCCGCGCTCTTCGGCGACGAAGCCGACATGATCGAAGAGGCCGCCGACATCATCATCGTGCTCATGCGCGTGTTCCACAATCGTGGCGTCGACTACCGCGACGTCATCGATCGCAAGATGCGCAAGAACAGGTCGCGCCAGTGGAAGCTCGACGGTACCGGCAGCGGCCAGCACGTAGGCTGAACAATCGCGTTGTCGTGCCCGTGCGCTGGTACAATACGGGTCCACATTGGAGTACGTGTCGTGAACGAACACCGCATCGAGTTGAACAAGCCTCTGCGAGACCAACTCGCAGAAGACGTGCGACGATTCATCGAGAGCGGAGGCAAGGTGCAGCGCCTCCGTGAAGGTGAAATGTCCGAGGCGGGCATGGCGCTGCTGACCGGCAGAACCTATGCTCGCGCGGGCAAGAAAGGAAAGACTGCATCAATGAAGTGAACTCGCCACCAGGAGGCGACATGAGCAACGAACTTGGCAAGAACGAAGTGCTGGTCCAATTCAACGGTGTCGGCGGCGAACTGCTCCAGTTCCACGCGGCCGAAGTCACGGTGTACTCGGACGCTCGGCCGCGCTACCCGCGCACCGACATCATCTGGGTCCGCATCAAGGCGCTGTTCGGCGGAACCTACAAGATCGCCGCGACGTCCATCCAGCCGCTCTTCAACGGATCGCACGATCGTTCGATCGCGAACGTCATCAAGTTCACCGAAGGCTGGAACGTGCCGTTCAAGGTGGCCGATCTTCACGTCTACGGCATCAACCTGCCGGTGTTCCCGCACCCGAAGAAGGAGACGCTGACGGTCGACGTCAAGATGGACGAGAACATGAAGGAGACCGTCGAAGGCCTCAAGGAGCTGCTGCGGCTCATCGACAAGAACCTGCTCGATCACGGCGCGCGCATCAACGAGATGAAGACCGTGCTCGATCACATGGGCGTGCGGCTGCGCGCGATCAGCGACAAGGTCATCGACGCCGAGGTCTCTTCGCAGGAGCAGGCCGGTCTGGACTTCCTCGTCGGCGGCGAGCCCGACCCGTACCTCGTCATGGCGAAGAACGCGGTCGAGCAGCAGCACCGGCAGCGCGCGTCGTTGCTGCGCGACGCTCACATCATCGTCGGCTACGAAGTCAACGGTGGTCTGTCGCCGGCTGCGCAGCGGCTCAACGAGCTGAACAAGCGCCGACACGGCGCGGAGTGGGAATCGGCGCTGCGCTACGTGCGTCAGAACAAGGAAGTCTCGTGAGCGCGCCGAGCATCAGCGAGCGTGGCAAGTTCTTCATCAGGTTCGACGAAGGCCGCAGGAAGTGGGTCATGTCTGCCTTCGACGGCTCGGTGGTGTACATCGACACCTCGCTGAAGTCCATGGCCAGTTTCGCCGACTCGCGGCTCGCCATGTTGGCGCTCGACGGATACGCGTCCGACCTGACGGTGTATCGCCGAGACGGCGAGATCAGCGATCACTACAGTATCGAGTCCAGGAAACTCAGCAGGAGGAAGTGAACGTGAAGAGTCCCAAGACCCGTCGCGCGCCGGTGCAGTCGCGCAGTGAGAAGAAGCAAGTCATGCAGGTCGATGCGCGCCCGGTCGGGCGTGACAAGTACACGGTCGCGCGGTTCTTCAGCGAGTGCGAGGCTGGCACGCGCGACGTGCTCATCAAGGCACTGCGCAGCGGGTTCAAGCTCGCCGCGCGCAAGGTGCCGCGCGATGGGCTGCCGTGCATCGTGATCCTCGCGGCGTACGCGCGAGCCTGCGAAGTGGACCTCGTCGACGACTACGACGTGCTCATCGATCGGTTGGAGAACGCGCTCATGAGCGAAGGCGCTGTCAAGCATCCCGACCTGTTCTTCGCGTCGTCGTGCCGCATCCTGCACACTGCGCCCGGTCGTCCGAGCCTGCCGGCCATCGAAGGGTTCCACTCCATCTGGATCCACGAGATCTACGAAGAACTGACCGCAGGAGCAGGCGCATGAACGACATCAAGACTGAGAGCGACCGTCTGTTCAAGGCAGCGGTGTTCATCGTATCGTTCATGCTCGTGGCCATCGCGATCGGCGTGTCGGTGGTCTTGTTCCAGATCATCGCTCAGCGCGCGACGGAGCCGCAGCCGGTGCCGCAGCGCCAACCGTTCAGCGTGAACTACACGGTTCTCACCGACACGAACGCGACCATCATGTACGTGGAGGTTCCGTCGCTGAGACCTGAGCAGCCGCCTGCGCAGTGCCTCATCATCGTCGCGCCCGATGGCCGCTCCACTTCCACTTCCTGCGTGAGGAACTGACCATGAAGGACTTCAAGCCGATGCTCGCGGCGAAACTGGAGCCGACCGCGCTAGACGGTCTCCGGTTCCCGCTGATGGTGAGTGCGAAGATCGACGGTGTCCGCGCGGTGGTGCGCGATGGTGTCGTACTCAGCCGCAGCCTCAAGCCGATCCCGAACGCCGAAGTGCAGCGGATGTTCGGCAACCGGGCGCACGACGGACTGGACGGCGAGCTCATCGTAGGACCACCGAACGCGCCCGACGTGTTCCGCGTGACGTCATCGTGCGTCATGTCCGACGCGAGCGTCCACGGTGTCATCACGTTCGCGGTGTTCGACGACTTCACGGTGCCGAACATGCCGTTCTGCGAGCGGCACTCGCGCGCAAGGCAGCGCGTTCACATGTCGCCGCTACCGTCGCGCCACTTGACGGTCGTGGACCACGCGTCGGTTCGCACGCCGGAGGAGCTGCTCGATGCCGAGGCACTGTTCATCGAGCGAGGCTTCGAGGGAGCCATGCTGCGCGCGACGCTCGGCCCGTACAAATTCGGCCGCTCCACGCTGAACGAGGGCTCGCTGCTGAAGCTCAAGCGATTCCTTGACGGCGAGGCTGTCGTGCTGCGCGCCGAGGAGCTCATGCGCAATCACAACGACAGGAAGCTCGACGAGCTCGGCCGCATGAAGCGCTCCTCGCACAAGGACGGGAAGGTGCCGGCTGGCGTGCTCGGCGCGCTGCACGTTCAGGACGTCAAGACCGGCGTGCAGTTCGCCATCGGCAGCGGGTTCGACGACGCCGACCGCGAGGTGTACTGGCAGCACCGCAAGAAGCTCGTCGGCCGCGTCGTGAAATACCGCTACTTCCCGTCGGGCTCCAAGGAGAAGCCGCGATTCCCGACGTTCCTTGGCTGGCGTGATCCGAGGGACATGTCATGAGCGACGACATCAAGACTGGCGAAGGCAAGTTCGACTCGCGGAAGTACCGCATCGCGCTGATCTACCCGACGCTCGGCGCTGCGTTGGAGATGGCGAACCACCTGAGCGAGAACATGCTCTGGCTCCTCATCGCGCTGTCATTCATCTACATGCTCGGGAACGTGGGCGCGGCGGCACTCGTCGCGATCCGCGGTGGCCAGCTCAACATCACCGGAGTCAAGTCCAATGCCACGCAAGACAAGTGAGAAGAAGGTCACGCTGCCGAAGACGCTCGGCGCGTGCGCAGACATGCTCTACAAGCTCCGCGATCAGCGATACGCACTGCGCGCGCAGATCGAGGAGCTGGAAGAGCAAGAGTCCGCGATCAAGGACCACCTGATCAAGAACCTGCCGAAGTCGCAGTCGAAAGGCATCTCCGGCAAGGTCGCGAACGTCAAGGTGGAGTCGCGCGACGAGCCCGTCGTGCAGGACTGGGACAAGTTCTACGCGAACCTGAAGAAGAAGGGCGAGTTCGACCTGCTCAATCGCGCGCTCAACAAGAGAGCGGTGAAGGAGCGGTGGGAAGACGGCAAGACGGTGCCGGGAGTGGGAACGTTCAAGGTCACCACCGTCTCGGTGACGAAGCTCTAGAGCACAACGGCTTGATCAGCCATCAACTGAGGAAATGAACATGGCAGCGAAGAAGAGCGTCCCCGCGAAGGCGGGCAAGAAGACCGGGACCGCGATGGTCGCGTGGAAGGAAGAGCTGGCTCGGCAGGCGAAGGTCGCCGCCGAGATCGAGTCGAGCGTCAGCACCGGTGGTTCGTACTTCAGCACGAGCGGTGGCCAGCTCAAGTTCAACGGCGCGGACATCCCCGGCAACCGCATGAACGTCGTGATCCTCGCGCACGTCATCGAGAACGCGCTGTACACCGACCGATACGACCCGAACAACCCGACCTCGCCGGCCTGCTTCGCGCTCGGCACGAACGAGAGCGAGATGGGTCCGCACGAGAAGTCCACCGATCCGCAGCACGACGCGTGCAAGGGATGCCCGATGAACGAGTTCGGCTCCGCCGACACCGGGCGCGGGAAAGCCTGCAAGAACACGCGACGCCTCGCGCTCGTGCCCGAGGACTCGCTCGACGACATCGAGTCGGCCGAGGTGGCGTTCATCAAGGTGCCGCCGACCAGCGTGAAGAACTGGGCGACCTTCGTCAAGAAGGTGGCGGACACGCTGGACATGCCGCCGCTCGGCGTGCTCACCGAGATCAGCCTGTCTCCCGACGCGAAGCATCAGTTCCACATGAACTTCAAGATCGTGAACGAGCTGGATGACGGCGACGTGGTGGCCGCGCTGCTGGAGAAGCAGAAGGAGGTCATGACGCCGCTCATGGCACCGTACGAGCCGCGCGAGGAAGAGGAAGCTCCGCGTCGCACGGGTCCGCAGGCGCGCGGCGTCAAGAAGCCGGCGGCGAAGGCGGCGGCGAAGGCTGGTGGCAAGTACCGCCGCTGATCGTTCATCAACCGAGCGCCCGGTACGTCACCGGGCGCTCCACTCTAGGAGCAGCACATGAAGAAGGTCAAGACGTGGCGTGACATCAACGCCGAGCTGGTCGATGCGAACGAACAGCGGTGCAAGGAGATGCTCGACGAGGAACGCAACGGCGAGAACCGCCAGCTCTTCGTCATCCGCATCTACGGTCGCTACGCGAAGCTCCGCGCCGCGCGCGAACGCAAGGAAATGAGGATCTGACCATGCGCGCGCCGAGCGACGTAGTCACGATCGACTTCGAGACCGACGCCATCGAGCGTCGGCCGAAGTATCCGCCGCGCCCGGTCGGCGTGTCCATCATCTATCCCGGCAAGAAGCCGGTCTATCGCGCATGGGCTCACCCGGAAGGGAACAACACTGACTTCGCCACGGTGAAGCGCGAGCTGCGCGACATCGACCGCAGCGGCGCGCCGGTTCTGTTCCACAACGCGAAGTTCGACGTCGACGTGGCGCAGACGCACTGCGGCATGAAGCTCAGCGACTGGCGGCGCATCCACGACACGATGTACCTGCTCTTCTTGGACGACCCGCACTCCAAGACGCTGTCGTTGAAGCCTTCCGCTGAGCGCCTGCTCGGCATGGTGCCGGCGGAGCGCGACGCTGTCAGCGAGTGGCTCGTGCAGCAACGCATCATTCGCAGGAACCAGAAGGACGCCGGTGCGTACATCTCGCTCGCTCCCGGTGACCTGGTCGGTGAATACGCGAACGGTGACACGCTACGCACGCTCAAGCTCTTCAAGATGCTGTTCCCGCAGATCACGGCGAACGGCATGGGCGCAGCGTACGACCGCGAGCGTGAGCTCATGCCGATCCTGCTCGAGAACGAGCGTCGCGGCGTTCGCATCGACGTGGCTCTTCTCGAGCACGACATCGGCGTGTACCGGAAGGCGATGCAGGTCGTTGAGCAGTGGCTCCGCAAGGAACTCACGCGGCTGGGAGCCAGTGCCAGCGACCTGAACTTCGACAGCGACCGCGACGTCGCCGCCGCGCTGCGCGACTCGGGCGTCGTGACCGACTTCGTGCAGACCGCTACCGGTCAGGACTCAGTATCCAAGAAGAACCTGACTCCCGGCATGTTCAACGACGCTCGCATCGCGTCGGCGCTCGGCTATCGCAATCGCCTGTTCACCTGCCTCGGCACGTTCATGGAGCCGTGGCTCGCGATGGCCAGTGCCAACGGAGGCTTCATCCACACGAACTGGAATCAGGTTCGGCAGATGAGCGACAGCGGCAGCGGTGCCGGCGCGCGTACCGGGCGCATGTCGTGCAGCCCGAACTTCATGAACATTCCGAAGTCGTTCGAGGACAAGGGAGACGGGTACGTGCATCCGCGACACCTGCGCGCGCTGCCGGAGCTGCCTCGCATTCGGAAGTACGTGCTCGCCGACGATCATCGCTCGGTGTTCCTGCACCGCGATTTCAATCAGCAGGAGCTGCGCATCCTCGGTCACTACGAGGACGGTCGCTTGATGGAGGCATACCAGCAGCAGCCGCGCCTCGACGTCCACGACTTCGTTCGCGATCTCATCAAGGACGTGGCGAACGTTACGCTGGAGCGCCGCGCCGTCAAGATCCTGAACTTCGGCATGATCTACGGCATGGGCGCGGGCGCGCTCGCCGCCGGCCTCGGCTGCTCGGTGCAAGAAGCACGCGAGATTCGTGGTCTGCACCAGAAGGCGCTGCCCGACGTGAAGCGTCTCGAGGAGAGCATCAAGCGCGGCGCGAAGGCCGATCAGCCGATCAGGACGTGGGGCGGACGCGTGTACTACACCGAGCCGCCGATCATGCACAATGGTCGTATGCTCCACTTCGAATACAAGCTCCTGAACTACCTGATTCAGGGAAGTGCGGCGGACTGCACGAAGCAGGCTGTCATCAACTACCATCACGCGCGCAAGGAAGGCAGGTTCCTCGTGACGGTCCACGACGAAATCAACATCAGCGCGCCGACGAAGGCGCACAAGTCCGAGATGCGTATTCTGCGCGAAGCGATGTGCGACGTCGACTTCGATGTTCCCATGGCCAGCGACGGCAAGTTCGGGCCGTCGTGGGGCTCCCTGAGCAAGTTCGAGGAGAAGTGAGATGCCTTCCACCTTCACGTCGTGGTCGTTCAGCCGATACAGTGACTGGGCTCGCTGCCCGCTGTTCGCGAAGCTCAAGCATCTGGACAAGATGCCGACCAGCGCGAGCCCCGCCATGGCGCGCGGCGGCGAGATCGCCAAGCTCGGCGAGAACTTCCTCAAGGGAGCGCTGCGTACGCTGCCGGCGGAACTCAAGCCGCTAGGCGAGGACTTCAAGTTCCTGAAGAAGCAGAAGACCAAGTTCGTCGAGGAGCAGTGGGGATTCGACCGCGAATGGCTCCCGGTGGCGTGGAACGACTGGGATCGTTGCTGGCTCCGCGTGAAGGTGGACGTCGGCTACGTGGATGGCCACGTCGTTCACATCCGCGACGCCAAGACCGGCAAGATGCGCGAGGAGAAGAACGAGGAGTACCTGCTCCAGCTCGACCTGTACGTCGCAGCCGGTGCCACGCAGTTCCCCGACGCGAAGCAGTTCACTTCTCAGCTCCTGTACACCGACATGGGAGTTCGCTTCCCGGAGAAGGCACCGGTCACCGTGTCGCGCGCGGCGGCGCTCAAGCGACAGGCCGAGTGGAACAAGCGCGTGAAGCCGATGTTCAACGACCGCAAGTTCGTGGCGCGTCCCGGCTTCTACTGTCGGTGGTGCGACTTCAGCAAGTCCAAGGGTGGACCGTGCAAGTACTGACATGAGCATCAGCGAGAAGCGACACGTAGAGAACCCGTGCGTCAAGGAGGCGAAGAACCTCGGCGTGCGGGTCCTGAAGCTCAACACGATGGGGAACCGCTCGTGGCCTGACCGGTGCTTCTGGATTCCTGGCGGGAAGCCGCTGATCATCGAGTTCAAGAAGCCGGGCGAGAAGCCGACTCCGTTGCAGCGAGACACCATCGACTACCTCATTCGCATCGGATACGACGTCCATGTCATCGACACGAAAGAACAAGGCATCGCGCTCATCCGGGATCGACTGGCTGCCGCGCGCGTACATGAAGCGAGCGGTGAAGTGGCTCGTGGAGCACGCCGCCGCAGGACTGTTCCTTGATCCGGGTCTCGGCAAGACCAGCATCACGCTCGCGGCCATCACCATGTTGAAGGAGGCCGGCGTGCTCGATCGCGTGCTCGTGGTCGCGCCGCTGCGCGTCTGCTATCTGGTATGGCCGGCGGAGATGGAGAAGTGGAACGATTTCTCGCACCTGCGTTGCGCAGTGCTGCACGGCAAGGACAAGACCGAGGCGATGCTGCGCCGTAGAGACGTCGACGTCTTCTTGATCAACCCGGAGGGTCTCGAGTGGCTCTTGACGAAGAGCCGTTGGAAGGCGCTCGGCGTGGACACGCTCGTGCTCGACGAGAGCTCGAAGTTCAAGAACTCGAAGACGCAGCGGTTCAAGAAGCTGAAACCGTACCTGACTCGGTTTCGCCGCCGCTGGATTCTCACGGGTACGCCGGCTTCCAACGGTCTACTGGACTTGTTCGGGCAGGTCTACGTCATGGACACCGGGCGCGCGCTCGGCCGGTTCATCACGCACTATCGCAACAAGTTCTTCGATCGCACCGGGTTCGGTGGATTTTCGTGGCGCGTGCGCGAGGGCGCTGAGGAGGAGATCTACGCCGCGCTGCGACCGTACGTGCTGCGCCTGAGCGCGGAGGAGTACCTGACGCTTCCCGCGCTCACGACGATCAACATCAAGGTGCAGCTCCCCGAGAAGGCTCGCCGCGTGTACGACGAAATGGAGGCGGACTTGTTCAGCATCGTCAGCGGCGACAGAACGCTGCGCGCGCCGAACGTGGCGTCGTCGGTGAACAAGTGCCGACAGATCGCGAACGGGTTCGCGTACTGGACCGACGACACCGACCCAGACGACACTCGCAAGCGAAAGATGGAGTCCGTAGACATCCACGACGCGAAGATCGAGGCAGTGCGCGAACTCGTCGACGAGCGCAACGGCAAGCCGACCATCGTCGTCTACGAGTTCGCCGAAGACCTGCGCAGGCTGCGCAAGGAGTTCGGCAAGGACGTTCCCACGCTGAGCGGCAACATGCGCCAAGTCGCGGAGGTCGAACGAGCGTGGAACGCGGGCGAGCTGCCGCTGCTGTTCTTGCAGCCGCAGAGCGCCGGCCACGGGTTGAACTTGCAGAAGGCCGGCGATACGATGATCTGGCTGTCGCCGATCTGGGACTTCGAACTGTACGACCAGACCATCAAGCGAATCCATCGACAAGGGACCAAGCATCAGGCAATTTTCGTGTACCATGTTGTCGCCACCGACACCGTTGACGAGGCAGTCGTCGTGGCTCTGAAGAGAAAGCGTAACGTCCAGAATCGGCTGTTCGACGCGTTGTCCACCTATCGCAGGAGTAAGGGAAAATGAAGAAGTTGAAAATCATGTTCGCGGTGCCGGAGGGCGAGGACATGGGCGGCATCATCTCCTCAAGCGAGAACCTCATGGCCGGCTTCAAGGAGCTCGGCCATAGCGTGACGTTCGCGCGCGTTCGCAGCATCCCGTCGCTCGCGCACACTGGCCGTCCGGACCGCGAGAACATCCGCGAGGAAGACTGGTCGATCGGCGAGGGTAGCGGCTACGACTTCCATCCGGTGCAGGGATGGGCGGGACCGTACTACTCCATGACGAACAGCGCGAGCGTGGACAAGTTCATCGCCGATGCGCAGCAGCACGACGTCGTCGTGTGGATCGCGATGTACGGGTTCGCGAACAACCGCACCGAGGGGACCACCGACTGGACGCGGATGCTGACCGGCCACGGTGTTCCGCAAGTCGCGTTCAACCACGACGATCATCTGTGGACGCGTCAGGCGTGGAGCTGCGTCTTCGACGACTACGTCGCGGGATGGGCCGGCGTGCAGCACTGCTCGTTCGACTCGCTGAAAGGCATGAAGTCGCCGCGAGCGATGATCTCGCCGGGGCACGACATGTCGCGCCTCGTCAAGAACCCGCTGCCGCTCGGCAAGCGCGATCGCACGATGCTGAGCTTGCAGGTCGCGAAGTCGTGGAAGAAGGTGGACAAGCTCGTCGCCGCCGTTCCGTACATCCGCGACGCGAAGGTCCTGCTCGGCGGCGACGGTATCGAGCTGCGGTACATGCGGAGCAAGGAGAAGTGCAAGCCTCGCTATCTCTGCACGCCGACGGTCGACCCCGACGCGACCGCGAAGATGCGCGGGAAGCGGATCTGGGACAACGCGACCGCGTCCAAGAACTTCGAGTACGTCGGCACCATGTCCGAGGAGCGCCGCGACCAGCTCATGCGCAAGACGACGCTGCTCGTGGACCTCTCCACGCGCGCGAACAGCGGCCAGCTCAACCGCGTGGTCGTCGAGTCGATGATGGCCGGTACCGTCGTGGTCGCCGTCCCCGACTTCCTGTCCGGCGTGCGCCGCGAGACACCGTTCGTGCCGGGTACGCACTACCTGCCGATCGACAGCGGCGGCACTCCGCGTGAGATCGCGGAGACGCTGAACTCCTACATGAGCATGTCGCCGAAGGAGTTCCGCCGCATCCAGAGCAACGCGACCGAGCTGATCCAGCAGTACGACAGGAAGCTCGGCGCGCAGCACCTCATCGATCTGGCGCTGCGCCCGAGCAAGAAGGCGGGTATGGCGTACGCCAAGGGAGCGCCGAACGAAGAGCTGCTCGAGAAGGGTCGCAAGGACTTCGCCACCATGTTCGGAGAAATGCCGTGAGCGCCGTCGCCAAAGACATGATCGTTCCGATCTTCAACCAGATCTGCATCGAGACGAGCGCGCTCTGCAATCGCAAGTGCGTGTTCTGCCCGAACTTCTCCACTGCTCGGCCCGACGAGCAGATGAGCTGGGACCTCATCAAGAAGATGGTGGCCGAGCTGCGCGAGATGAAGTACACGGGCTCGGTGGCGAACTTCATCTACAACGAGCCGTTCCGCGATCCGCGCGCGCTGGACATCATTCGGCACTTCGCGAGCGAGCTGCCGCGCGCCACCATCCACACGAGCACGAACTGCGACTACTTCAAGTCCAAGAAGGACATCGCGGACGCGTTCGACGCTGGTGTTCACACCATGGTCTGCAACATCTACTCGGCGGCCGACGGTGGCAGCGATCCCAAGAAGGTGGCGCGCGGCGTCGAGGCAGCGAGGAAGCGAGCCGATCAGGTGGAGCGCTGGCTCACGGAGCTCGGCGTGGACCAGAAGAGCTCGCCGTACGCACCTCGCGCTCCTCGTGGCGTGCGTATCGCGCGCGTCGAGCGGAAGTACGGCATCGCCGGCGGTACGAAGAAGCTCGGCTCGTTCGAGCTCCAGAACCGCTCGGGGAACATCGAGCACATTCTCGGCGGCACCACCGAGCCGCTCGAGAAGATGTGCGTGCGCCCGTGGCGCGTGCTCAACATCAACTGGACCGGACAGGCGATCATCTGCTGCAACGACTATCACGGAGCCACGAATTTCGGCAACGTGGCGGAGCGTACGCTGTCGGAGATCTGGCAGCATCCTGGCTTCGGCGTGTATCGCCTGATGCTCCAGAACAAGAACAGGAACATCGCGATGTGCGACACGTGCGATTACAAGGGAGGCTCGTATCCGCACATGATCAAGCGCGTGACGCTCGGCAGCGAGGAGCTCGACAACGAGTTCGTGAGGAAGACCGCCGCGCGCCACGCCAAGACCAAGGGGAAGTGACATGAAGCCGCTGCCACTGAAGAACATCGACCGGTTCCACCGATTCATCAAGGAGCGGCACGCCATCTATCAGCGGCGCTCGGCCGGAGCCCCGAAACCGTGGACTCGTGACGAGATCCTTCAGAGCTTTCGTTTCTGCAACGTGTTCCGCGAGCTGGACACGGTCACGGAATGGATTCGCGTGAATTGGCGCGACCCGAACACGAGCGACCCGGATCTGTTCTTCGCGATGTCGGTGGCTCGCGTCTTCAACCGCACCTGCACGCTCGACGTCATCGGGTACCCGGTGCCGTGGAAGCCTGAGCGGGCGTTCTCTCGAATCAGCGCATTCCGTGCAGCGGGACACGCGGTATTCACGGGAGCGTACATGGTGAGTACGAACGGCACGAAGAAGGATAAGGTTGAGTACGTCATCGAGAACGTGCTCAACCCGTTGTGGAAGCAGCGCCATCAAGTGCGCCCATTCGCCGGCGATACGCTGGTCGGGTTCTCGCAGCGGCTCATCGAGCAGAACGGGTTCAAGGGATTCATGGCCGGTCAAGTCACGTGCGACGTGAAGTACGCCGAAGGGAGCCACCTGCGGCACGCCGAAGACTGGTGGAGCTTCGCTGTCAGCGGTCCGGGCAGTCGTCGCGGTCTGAATCGCGTAGTGGGTAGAGGACTTCGTGAGCCGTGGCGCGAGCACGTATGGCACGAGGTTCTGATGCGCCTGCACGAGCGGACACCGGAAGTGCTCGGCGAGCCGCTCCACGCTCAGGACCTGCAGAACTGTCTCTGCGAGTTCGACAAGTACGAACGCGTTCGCCTCGGTGAAGGTCGTCCGCGCTCACGCTATCCCGGTGTCTAATTCATAACGAGGAATTGTCATGATTGTCCAGAAAGTGCGAAATGTGAGCGAAGCTCTGAAACTTGGGCTGTCGCTTGCTCTCGAGATTGGCGTACCGCGCGGGACTCGCAACGGCACCGTCTTGCGAATCCCCGAGCCGGTGACCACGGTCTACCAGCGTCCTGATGAGCGAGTGCTGGTGAACGGTCCGCGCAACGCGAACCCGTTCTTCCACTTCTTCGAATCGTTGTGGATGCTGGCCGGTCGCAATGACGTCGAGTACGTCGCGCGCTACGTGAAGCGTATGCGGCAGTTCTCCGACGACGGCACCACGCTCCACGGAGCCTACGGATGGCGCTGGCGTGGCGGGCTCGGTGCCGATCAGATTCGCGTCGTCGTGGACCTGCTGCGAAAAGACCCGAGCACGCGGCGCGCGGTCATCGCGATGTACGACGCCATGGAGGACGCGAGCGAGCTGTCGAGAAGTCGCGACATTCCCTGCAATACGCACATCTATTTCGACGTGACCGAGTCGATGCACCTGAACATGACGGTCTGCTGCCGCAGCAACGACATCGTCTGGGGAGCGTTCGGCGCGAACGCTGTTCACATGAGCGTGCTCCACGAGTACGTCGCAGCCTGCACCGGCCTGCCGATGGGCGTGTACCGCCAGATGAGCAACGACCTGCACCTGTACACTCACGTCGTGAGCCGCGAGCAGGCTGCGCGCATCGTGGCCGCGTGCGACACCGAAGACGTCTACTCGGCACCGCTGCCGCGCATGGTGCCGCTAAGACCGGCGGGGACGCCGCGCGAACAGTTCATGGATCTGTTCGAACACGAGGTACATCGCGTGATCGGTACGCCGGTGGACCAGGTCATGAAGGACCGCGAGCTTCGACTTCCGTTTTTCAGAGACGTTGCTGCGCCGATGCACGACTCGTGGAGGCAGTACAGGAGCGGCGACATGAAAGAAGCGATGTACGAAGCACTCCGCATTCAGGCTGACGACTGGCGTGCTGCCTGTCTTCAGTGGCTCGGCAACCGTTGCAAGAAGGAGCTCGTGTAATGAAGGCGAACGATACGCAGGTCGGCGGTCTGCACTATCGCACCGGCTATCAGCACTGGGACTTCGTGATTGAGCACCTCGAGAACCGCTATCTCGAGGGGCAGATCACGAAGTACGTGACGCGGTGGCGGCGCAAGAACGGGCTCCAAGACTTGATGAAGGCCTCGCACTTCCTCGTCAAGCTCATCGAGGCTGTCCAGATGCGGCGCGTGCATCCCATCGGCTCGCGGTTCGTCCACGCCGGTCGTGGCGTACGTGCGTTCATCGCCGACAACCGACTGGACCCGAACGAGGCGCAGCTCGTGCGTCTACTGGCGTCGTGGGAATCGCTCGACGAACTGCGCGAGGCGCAGGGAGTGCTCGGCGTACTGTTGGAGGATGCGCAGCGGCACGAGCGTCGGCTGGACGCGATCAAGGCTGGCGCATCGCCCGACGCCGAACCGGGCGCAGGCTACGTGAACCAGGACCGCTGAGGAACTGGCCATGAGCAATCGTGGACGCGTTCTGGTGACTGGCGGCTGCGGCTACGTCGGCAGTCACGTGGTGAAGCAGCTCGTCGAGGCTGGCGAAGACGTGGTCGTAGTCGACGACCTGAGTACTGGCTTCGCCGAGTCGTTGCTCGGCGGCTATCCGGTGTTCGCCGACTGCGGTGACTCGGAGTTCATGCGCGACGTGCTGGTGGACTACCGCGTGGATACCGTCATGCATCTGGCGGCGAAGATCGTCGTGCCCGAGTCGGTGTTCTCGCCGCTGCGGTACTACGGTGCGAACACCTGCACTTCGCGCAGACTGCTGGAGGCCTGCGTCTCTGCTCGCGTGGAGCGCGTGGTGTTCTCCTCTACGGCATCGGTCTACGGCGACGTGCCGAATGGCGTCGCCAGCGAGGACACTCCCACGGCACCGAGCAATCCGTACGGGCGCTCCAAGCTCATGACGGAGTGGATGCTGCGCGATGCTGCCGTGGCGCACGATCTGCGGTACGTGGCGCTCCGATACTTCAACGTCGCCGGTGCCGACCCCGAGGCGCGCATCGGTCAGCGCACGAAGACCGCCACGCACCTCATCAAGCGCGCCTGCGAAGTAGCGGCTGGCAAGAGCGATCAGCTCGGCATCTTCGGCACCGACTACGCCACGCCAGACGGTACCGCTGTCCGCGACTACATACACGTCGAGGACATCGCGAGCGCTCACCTCGCTGCTCTGGTGTACCTGCGCGACGGCGGCAGCAGCGAGGTCTTGAACTGCGGCTACGGGCGCGGCGCGTCGGTGAGGCAGGTCATCGCAGCAGTGGAGCGCGCGCATGGCGCTCCGCTGCGCACGTTCAACGCGGGACGGCGCGCTGGCGACGTACCATGTCTCGTCGCGCGTGCGCAACGCATCGTAGACGTCCTAGGCTGGGAGCCGCAGCACGCGGACCTAGATCACATCTGCAGAACCGCACTCGCGTGGGAGCACAAGGTATGAAGACCATCTGGCAACGACTGACGAACTGGATCTATGCGCAGGCGCTTCTTCGCGTGGCGCTCAATCGGCCACCGGACTACGTCGTGGGCGGCGACGAACCGTACCTGTACCGCTGGTGGATCATCCCGAGGAACAGGTTCTTCAACGTGTACCTACACCAGTTCATTCGCAGCGACGACGATCGCGCGCT